ACCAAACACTTGACGGCAAGGTTTACAAGCACATTGACGATCAGTTTACATTCGACGTCGAAATGCTTGCAGACTGGGGCGCGACTGGTTCATTGTGCGAGGGTCTATGGAACGCAACAGAATCAGCACCAAACACGGGAATCAGCACAGTGTTGACCGCCGCTAGTGGTGCTACATTCACATTCCAGATTCTTCCAGCGTTTCCAAGCGCAGGCGGAACTGCACCTGACGCGCAGACCGTGTCACTTTCATTCACCGTTATCGGTATTCCAGCCGAAGCGTTCTAGTTAAAACAATCGGGAGACAAAATGAAGTTACCAATAACAATTGAATACAACGACGGCGTGCAGGCAACGTATGTTGCCGCACCGCCTGAGTGGGTTAAATGGGAAAAGCACACAGGCAACACCATTTCAAATGCCCAGGACAAAATCGGCATTGCTGATTTGGTTTTTCTTGCTTATCACGCCATGAAGCGTGAAGCAGCTGGTAAACCAATCAAGCCAATCGACATTTGGACTGAGACAATTGCTGAAGTGATCGTCGGTGAGGCAAACCCAAAAGCCACCCAGTCGGAAGCCTAAGTAGAATCGTTTGGGAAGTAGCCCTGGCAACGGGGCTACCGCCCAGCGAATTTGAAAGTGCCGAAGACATTTTGACAGTCATTGAAATTTTGGAGAGGCGGGAAAATGGCAAGTAAGCCAGGCATAACCTATGACAAAGCCGAATTGTCAGCCATTGCCAAATCTTTCAAAGCAATGGACGACGAAGCCTTGACCCAAACAAAAGAGACTTCCAACAAATTGGCTGATTATGTAAACACCAAAATTGGTGAAGCCGCAGCACAGGCGCAGGCAATTCCAAAGGTTGCAACCCGCATTGCGTCAGGCGGTAAAGTTTCCAAATCATCAAAGTTTGGTGAAATCAGTTACGGTTTCGCACGCCAAAAGTTTTCAGGCGGTGCGACCACGCAAGACTTATGGGGCGGTGCTGAATTCGGCTCAAACAAGTATAAGCAATTTCCAGTTTGGTCAGGTCGTGAAGGTAAAGGTTCGCGCGGTTGGTTTATCTATCCAACATTGCGAAGCGTTCAGCCTGAAGTGATTAAGCGTTGGGAAACGGCGTTTGCTGACGTAGTTAAGAAGTACGACTGACATGGCAGGTTCACGCACGCTCAAACTGACGATTCTCGGTGACGTTGCCGACTTATCGAAATCATTAACAACGGCAAACAAAGACGTCGACGGGTTTGGCGATAAAGTCGGAAAAGTTGGCGCAGCCGTTGGCGCGGCATTTGTAGCCGCTGCCGCTGCCGCTGGTGCTTATGCAGTCAAAATTGGTGTTGATTCAGTCAACGCAGCAATTGCCGACGAAAAAGCGCAGACACAATTGGCAACCGCGATCAAGGCTTCAACAAGTGCCACTGACGCCAACATTAAATCCATTGAGGCGCAGATAACACAAACATCATTGGCAACGGGCGTTGCAGACGATCAATTGCGCCCAGCATTGGGTCGTTTAGTTTTGTCAACAAATAACACTCAAGTTGCAACGTCGCTGCTCAACACCGCATTAGACGTTAGCGCGGCAACAGGCAAACCGCTGGAAACAGTCACCAACGCATTGGCTAAGGCATACGACGGCAACACGACTGCACTAGCAAGACTAGGCGTTGGCTACGGCGCAGCTGAATTAAAGGGTAAAGATTTTAATACAATCGCTAATGAATTATCAACAACTTTTGGCGGGGCTGCATTAACTGCGGCCGCTACTTATCAAGGTCAAATTGACAAATTAAAAGTTGGGTTTGATGAAGCAAAAGAATCTTTAGGCGTAGCACTTTTGCCTATTATTCAAACATTTATTACATTCTTAAACGACAACGCATTGCCAGCCGTTTTGAAAATTGTTGATGCATTTACCAACAAAGAAAGTGGTTTGAATCAGGGAATTACAAACGTCACTGACACGTTGAAAAACGTTGCTGAACCAATTTGGGAAGGTTTAGTCAAGGCGTTTGGATTTATTAAAGAGGCACTTGCTGGAAGTAAGGAAGAATTTGAATCGTTTGCAAATGTTGTCAAAACAGTTGCACCAGTTTTGGGAACGGTGTTGGGTGGGGTTATTACCGTCATTGGCAAAATTGCCAGCGTTGTTTTGACACTTATTGCCAAAGTCGCGGGTGCAATTGCGCCAATTTTGAACACTGCCATTGACGGAATCAACTTAGTGATCAAGGGCATAAATTTAATCAATCCAGGCGAGGACATTCCTCAATTAAAGAAAATTGGAACACCCGTTGGGACGCCAGGGTTTAGCGGTACGACACCAGGCGGGCAATCATTTGCAGGCACATTAAAAGTGCCAGCAATCCCAGGGGTCACAACAACAACCAGCGGAACAACAACCACTGCAACAACGGGTGGAAAAACGGGAGTGGCAGCGACTGGTCTCACAACGGCTTCAAAAGTTGCTGCAACGGCTGCGGCGTCGACTTCCAACATTGTTACGGGTTCATTCAATGCTGGCTCATTTAGAGCAGCTGAGGCGGCTACAACACCACCAACAATCAACCTGACCGTAAATGGTGCGCTTGATTCTGAAGGTACTGCCCGCACAATTGTTCAAACGTTAAATGATTCATTTTACCGCGGCACGGGCGGCGCGAATAGTTTGCAAATAGCATGACGCAGTGGTCGCCGATTTGGAAAGTCGAAATTGACGGCGTTGAGTACACAACGGCGGTTCTAGCAAACCTTTCATTAACTAGTGGTCGAACAAACATTTATGAGCAGGCACAGGCAGGTTTTGTCACCATTCAACTGATCGACGTAAATCAAACCGCAATCCCAGTTTCGATCAATTCAACCATTTCGGTGCAGGTCAAAGATTCAGCCGCAACGTTTGTTCCGTTATTTGGTGGCAACGTTGTTGACATTGCGTTGGAAGTGCGTGACGTAGGTTCGACCATGTTCACGCAGACTTACACAATCACCGCCCTGGGCGCGTTGGCACGTTTGCCAAAGATTTTGACTAACGGGGTTTTGTCAAAAGATTTTGACGGTGAACAGATTTATGACATTTTGCAAGCCGTTTTGTTTGCCCAGTGGCAGCAAGTCCCAGGGGCATTGACCTGGGCAACTTATGACCCGACAACAACCTGGGCAACGGCTGGCAATACAGGTTTAGGCGAAATTGACCGCCCAGGCAATTATGAATTGGCAGCCCGTTCAAGTAGCAGAACCGACGTTTATTCATTGGTTTCAGCCCTGGCAACGTCAGGTTTGGGCTACATTTACGAGGACGCATTTGGGCGCATTGGTTATGCTGATTCAACGCACCGAACCAATTATTTAGCTGCAAACGGTTATGTTGACATTGACGCAAGACACGCCCGCGGACGGGGATTAAAGATTCAAACGCGTGCGGGAGACGTGCGTAATTCATTAACAATCAAATACAACGCAACGAGCAGCGCGGAAGAATCTGCCAGTGACGCAGCCTCAATCGCGGAATTTGGCACGTTGGCGCAGATCATCACGACCACGCTTCACAACAGTGCTGACGCGACTGCCCAGGCAAATTTTTATTTATCCTTGCGCGCACAACCTGAACCAATTTTTAGCGCAATCACATTTGACCTGACAAACCCTGAAATTGATGATGCTGACCGTAACGACCTTTTGCGGGTTTTTATGGGTGAGGCAATTGCGCTGACCAATTTGCCGTTGAACATGGCGTCAGGCGCTTTTCAGGGATTTGTTGAGGGTTGGTCATTTGCTGCCAGTTACAACCAACTTTCGGTCACGTTATTGCTATCCCCGTTGGCGTACTCATTGCAGGCAATGCGTTGGAATGACGTGCCGATTACCGAAACATGGGCAAGCGTGTCGCCGACCTTAGAATGGCAGTATGCGACAATAGTCGCTTAGACAAGGAGAAAAAATGGCTAATCCAACGAGCAATTTCAATTGGCAAATGCCAACATCAACCGATTTGGTGACTGATCTGCCCGCCGATTTTGAAGTTTTTGGTCAAGCGGTTGATACATCATTGGCTGATTTAAAGGGTGGAACAACTGGTCAGGTATTGGCTAAAGCAACGGGCACTGACATGGATTTTTCATGGGTGACGCCCGCTTCAGGAAGTTTGACATTGTTGGAAACGATCACATTTAATGGGTCTGCCAGTTACACATCTGCGACAATTCCTGGAACTTATAAAAATTTATACATGGTAATTCGTAATTTCAAGCCTGCAACGGACAATCGCGGTTTGAACATGCGTGTCAATAGCATCACATCAACTTCATACACACATATCACAGGCAATTTGCTCACAAGTGCTTTCAATCAATCATCAGCCGAAATTTCAGCAAATCTTGATGACACCGTTGTTTCAGGAATTGCAACGGTCGAAATTGCAGATTATGCAAACGCAACCACAATCAAGGTAATCGAAGCAAAAAGCATTGGATTCAACGCAACGACTTCATCTGAAATTACATGGCGTTATAGTTTTTCACCAGTCAATACAACAAATGCAATTACCAGCGTGACAATTTTTGCTAGTTCTGGAAATGTAACATCAGGCAGCGTTCTAATTTACGGAGTGAACTAATGGCTAATTTGAAAAAAAGCATTGTTGTAAATGGCGAAAGAGTGGTTGTTGAAATGACTGACGCTGAACAAGCCGAATTCGAGACATCACGCGCAAATGACGAAGCAGTCAAAGCAGAAAAAGCAGCTGAAAAAACTGCAATTTTGGCAAAACTAGGTTTGACCGCTGAAGAAGTGGCTGCGTTGCTGGCATGACATTTCCTGACGGCACAAATGCGCGATTGATCGAAGTCGCCGCAGCTGAAATTGGAACGGTTGAGGAAGGCGACAACCTGACGAAATACGGCAAATTCACAAAGGCAGACGGTTTGCCCTGGTGTGGTTCATTTGTCAATTGGTGTGCAGCGCAAGCAGGCGTGAAAATTCATTCAGTTGTCGGCACGGCGCAAGGCGCACACAAATTTAAAGAAATCCAACGTTGGTCAAACATGCCACAATTAGGTTATTTGGCGTTTATGGATTTTCCACATGACGGCGTTGACCGCATTTCACACATTGGAATTGTTGTGGGTTTGATCGATTCAAAAACTTGCGTCACTATCGAAGGCAACACCAGCGGGACAGGCGACCAACGCAATGGCGGAATGGTCATGGTTAAGGTGCGTTCGTATGGTGAAGGTAAGGAAATCGTTGGTTTTGGAATTCCAAAGTTTGTCCCGTATAAGGGCGAATTTCCAACGGTTGCAGTTCCAACTTCGGGAGACAAACCAAAGAAGGAGACAAAAAAATGGAACAAGCCAAAGCCGTAGCAGCCTCATGGGCGCGCTCATTTATGGCAGCCGCGCTCG